ACATCGTTACCTAATCGTTATACAAACTACGCCCTAAATAATCCACAAAGTCGTACACACATGTCACACTATTGCTATGCCACAAATTGTGGTATGGAAAGTAGGGCTACATGATAGAGACAACAGCACCATGGATAGTGCTTTATAGGGTGTTAGGTTATTTTATTGTTTGGGGCGTTTACTCAACAATTAAAGATAATGCATTCCAGTCAGGTTATTGGAAAGGCCGTAAAGACGGCTTTGACATGCACCGCAGAATGACAGATAGCAAAATTGATGCCGACAACAACTGAAAAGCTATTTGATAATGTCATCAAAATTATTCATGACAGAGGTGTCCGCTATGGGCATCCAATTACAAACCACAAGAGGATTGCCGAATTGTGGAGTGCATATCTGGGTTATCCAATACAACCAAACGAGGTTGCAATTTGTATGGCGTTGGTCAAGATCAGCAGGCAAGCTGAAGATCCTGCGTACCCTGACAATTACGAGGACGCAATTGCCTACCTATCAATCGGTAAAAGCATTACAGACGCTATGCAAGACGACTCAGATGACTGGAGAGACTAATGGCATTTGATTTAAGCCAATACGAAACCGTAGACGAAAGATTACACAAATGGTGGAAGGAGTTCCCAGATGGAAGATTGGAAACAGAAGTTATCGAGGCCTCAAACACTAGATTCATTGTTATTTGTAGGCTATTCAGAACGGAAGTCGATATCAAACCCTACGCTACTGGAATTGCGAGTGAGACTGTTAGTGATCGTGGCGTTAATGCGAATTTTGCTTTACCTAACTGCGAAACAAGCGCAATTGGTAGAGCGATTTCAAATGCGGGTCTCTCAGCTAAAGGTAAGCGTCCAAGCAGAGAAGAAATGGCGTCCGTAAATGAAAAACAATTTACACCTAAATATGGCAGACCAGGATCTAAGTCGGCTGCGATGGAGTATGCGTTACATCTTACTGACACACAATCTAAAGATAGTGCTAACGAGCCTGTACCTGTTGCTTGGTCTATTGGCGACAGCATTAGTCAAATTAGTGAAGTTCCTACTGTTGGGTTTACTTGTAGGCATGGTGATATGGTAAAAAAAGAAGGCGTTGCCAAAGCAACTAATAAACCTTACGCAGGTTATGTATGCAGCGCACCAAAGGGTGATCAATGTGATGCTAAGTGGGCAAAAATTACAGCTGCAGGCACATGGTTTTGGCCCGATGATGCAGAGTCAGGCAAAGGGGGTGAATAGATGGGTAATTTAAAAATGGCAATTGCAGATCCGCCATATCTGGGTACTGCTAAAAGATTTTATGGATTAGATGGAGTGGGTAATGGCAAGGGCAGTAATTACATTACAAACACAAATCCTAATGCAGAATTGTTTGACGATCCTGCGACACATCTTGAAATGCTTGATTATTTACAGGACAATTTTGATTCCTGGGCAATAGCGATGAACACGCATAGTTTAGGTACCTATCTAAAAAAGTTGAAAATGTCAGGTGACAGTGGATACAGAATATGTGCTTGGATTAGGACTAACAGTCAGCCTACAGGATCAAGAATTAGGCCGAGCTGGGAGCCAGTTTTGATTTATAATGATCCAACAAGACGATCATATGCAAATGGAGCGAGAACAAAAGATTACCTCATCTGCGCAGCCCCTAGAAATGGATTTATAGGCGCCAAACCTTATGAATGGACTGAATGGGTAACAAATTTACTTGGTTACCAAGATGGAGACACAATAGCAGATCTGTTTCCTGGTTCAGGCGCGGTTAGCGCAGCTTTAATTGAACTCAATTGTGAGTTATCAGATGAAATGTATGAGACTTACATAAATCAAGGAGGTGATTAAAATGGGTTACATAGAAGTATTAAATGGTTCAGGCTTTACATTACGCATGGAAAACGATAAAGAAAGCCTAAACCTAAGTACCGATAGATGTGTATCGTGTAATGATGACAGGTTATTACATGATGGACAGTATTTGGTATGTACTCAGTGTCACTGTAGACAATAAGGAAGGGGATTTTATCACATGCATGCACAATTTAAATGTAATGGATGCAAGCGTAAGACTGAATTCTTATGGCTGGAGCAATTAGATACGCCTGAGGGATTCAAGGCTTACCAGTGCATGGAATGTGGCTGTGTTGGTGTCAAGAATATAGCGGAGGCTTTGCATATTCCAGACAGTGACTTAGATAGGTGCAAGCAGTGTGGTGGCTGGCAATTTTTAAATAACGGTTGCCACACTTGTGCATTGATAGAGGCTAAGTAATGCCTACATATGAATACAGCTGTGCTGAATGTGGCACCTATGGATCGACCAGTAGCTCTTATGCAGATAATCTACCTATCATGGAATGTCCTAAATGCATGACAATTATGAATCGTCTGTATTCAGCACCTGGCATTGTCTTCAAGGGTAATGGATGGGGTAGTAAGCCATGAGTGATGCTGGCTACGATGAGACTTGGATGGAGCTCGATGATTTCAAAATTTGCACATTGGTCGAAATCCTTGCTTGATTTGACAAGCCATGCTACCCTAAACAAGCATGTGATCTTAAATCACAAAGCTGGGCCGCCAAGGGCAAGGCCCGGAAGGTGCAGAGTTTGGGCCACCTTATTGTTAATGACATTTAACTTTGTCTTTGTAAAAGATTATTCCGTTGCAAAAGAGAATTACAAACCAACTCATTACAAACAGTACATACTGATTACATTAAATGATTTAGATGAGACATACTGTTTAGTAGAGCTGTATCATCATGAGAGTAGGTTTAATCCTAAAGCTCGTAATGGCTCACACTATGGCATACCACAAGGTAGGTCTAAGTATTTAGCAACAGTAGATGGTACTAAGCAGATAGACTGGGGTATCAAATACATTAACAATAGATATGGATCTATGTGTAAAGCATTACATCACTTTAAGACTAAGGGTTGGCATTGAGTCGCAAAGCAATAAGCACAGGTAAGTGGAAGAAGCTACGCATTACAATACTTGACAGAGATGGTTGGCAGTGTGCTATGTGTGGTGGGCCTGCAGACACCGTAGATCACATTATTCCACGTGTAAAAGGTGGCGATATGTGGGCAACAGATAATTTACAAAGTCTATGCAAGAAAGACAATAGCGCTAAGGGTGGTCGTTTTTTTAGCCACAAGGCGACCCCCCCTGTCTTTTCACAACGTTCTCTCCCTGAGACGGTGCGAACAGTGCCAGACTCACCATTTATTAAACCTGATACGCTTGACTTCGATGCAAAGTGATACCGAACTAAAACAGACGCCACGAGGGGTCGGGCTAATTGGCAGCACTGAGCCTAGAATTCACACGCCTTTATTAAAAGGCCCATCTAAATCACAAGAAGTAGCAGATCTAGCCGAGAAGATAGGGCTACCACTCATCCCTTGGCAACGCTGGGTACTAGATGATTTACTAGCTGTAAATGATGCTGGTATGTGGCGTAAGAAAACAGCTTTAGTATTAGTCGCCCGTCAAAACGGCAAGACGCACCTGGCACGTATGCTAATACTGTCGCATCTCTTCCTATGGGGATCTAAGAACGTGCTGGGTATGTCTTCTAACCGTAATATGGCATTAGATACATTTAGACAAGTTGCTTACACAATACAAGATAATGAATTCCTACTGAAACAGATTAGACAGATAAGACTTGCTAACGGTCAAGAATCTATTACATTAAATAACGGTGCCAGGTATGAGATAGCGGCAGCGACTAGAGATGCACCACGTGGTAAGACTGCAGACTTCCTATACATAGATGAGTTACGTGAATGGACACCAGAATCGTTTACAGCTGCATTACCAGTGACAAGGGCACGCCCTAATGCTATGACACTTATGACAAGTAACGCAGGTGATGGATTTAGTACGGTGCTTAATGATTTGAGAGAACGTTGCTTATCTTATCCGCCAGAGAATCTAGGATTTTATGAATATAGCGCACCACAGCATTCAAAAATACATGATCGCAAAGCTTGGGCTATGGCCAATCCCGCACTTGGTCATTTAATAAATGAGCAGACGCTAGAAGAAAGCGTAAATACAAACAGTATAGAAGCTACTAAAACTGAAATGCTTTGCATGTGGGTAGATTCGACGGTTAGCCCCTGGGTCTACGGGAGTATAGAAGCATGCAGTGACAGCACGCTAGAAATTCCTATCGGGCCTATGACTATAATGGCATTTGATATTGCACCTACACGTAGATCAGGTGCGTTAGTTATGGGTCAGTTAAAAGATGGCAAGATAGCAGTCGGACTTGCACAGCTGTGGCATAGTGATATTGCAATAGATGAGATAAAAATGTCTAGCGATATAAATGAGTGGGCCAAGAAGTATCACCCACATATAATCTGTTTTGACAAGTACGCCACTCAAACAGTTGCGAGCAAGTTGGAACAAAGTGGCTGGAGATTAGAAGACTGCAGTGGGCAAAAATTTTACCAAGCCTGCTCGGATCTAGCTAACGCCCTAGCACAAAATACTTTGGTTCATTCGGGCCAACAAGACCTAGTGCAACACCTTAATAATTGCGCTACAAAGACCTCAGATTTTGGGTTCAGGATAATCAGACGCAAATCTTCGGGAGAGGTCACAGCTGCAATATCTTTAGCCATGGTCGTAAGCCAATTGACACGCCCACAACAAACTGCGCAAATCTTTGTCTAATTTGCACTATTAGTACGTTTTATGCTATAAAGTATATATATGGGTCTATTGTCTGCTTTGGGTATAAACACTAAAAAAGAATCTGTCCAAGCGCAATACGCCCCTGCCATTATGGACACAGCTTATGGCTATGGTTCATTTACTACAGGTGTCGGTAATTTTCCTGGCGGACTAGATCGCAATTATGCAATGCAAGTACCAGCTGTAAGTCGTTGCAGAAATCTTATTGCTGGTGTAGTTTCTTACTTGCCACTAAAACTTTATAAAAAGTCAAGTGGTGAGGTACTGGGGAGTCCTCTTTGGTTAGAACAGCCAGATTATCGGCAGCCTAGATCCGTCACTTTATCCTGGACTGTCGATAGTCTGTTATTTTATGGCGTTGCTTATTGGCGTGTTACAGAGTTATATGCAGATGATTTAAGACCATCCCGATTTGAGTGGATAGCTAATAACAGAGTTACATTTACTACAAATAAGTTTGGCACAGAGGTCAGTCAGTACTATGTAGATGGTGTTGAGTCACCAATGAGTGGAATTGGTTCACTCGTCACATTCCAAGGCCTCACACAAGGCGTATTACAAACCGCAGCACGTACAATACAAAGCGCATTAGATATTGAAAAAGCTGCAGCTGTGTCTGCGCAAACTCCGATGCCAAGTGGTTACATTAAGAACACAGGAGCAGATTTACCAGAGCAACAAGTGTCAGGATTATTAGCACAATGGAAGCAAAGTCGCCTAAATAGATCTACTGCATATTTAACTAGCACATTATCTTATGAAACTACAGGATTTAGCCCGAAAGATATGATGTATAACGAGGCGCAACAATACTTGGCTACTCAAATTGCAAGAGCAATGAACGTACCTGCATATTACATATCTGCAGACATGAACAACAGCATGACTTACCAGAACATTATTGATGGACGCAAAGAGTTTGTAGCGTATTCATTACAGCCATTTATTTGTGCTATTGAAGACCGCCTAAGCATGGACGATATTACCCCACGTGGTCATGTAGTTAAGTTTGCTATAGAAGAATCATTCTTACGTGCAGACACAATGAAGCGACTAGAAGCAATAGAGAAAATGTTATCTCTAGGTCTTATTGACGTGGATGATGCAAAAGAAATGGAAAACCTAACACCTAACGGAAGAGAACAAGACGATGATACTTACATTCAGTAGCCAGGTAGAAGCTGCGGATACAGAGCGCAGAGTAATTGCTGGCAAAATAGTGCCATTTGAAGAAGTAGGTAATACTTCTGTAGGTAAAGTGGTTTTTGCTAAAGGCTCAATCGAGATCGGTGACCCAGGCAAGGTTAAGATGCTTATGCAGCACAGCGCAGAGCGCCCTATCGGTAGAATGCAAAAGTTTAATCAAGCAGAAGACGGAATCTACGCATCATTTAAAATCAGCGCATCAATGCAAGGCCAAGATGCTTTAATCCTTGCAGGTGAGCAGTTAATCGATGGTTTGTCAGTTGGTGTAGACGTTAATAAATCTATACAGAAAAAAGATTATTTATATGTAACTAGCGCAACTCTAAAAGAAGTTAGCCTAGTCGAATCACCTGCATTTAGTGCAGCGCAAGTAACTAAAGTTGCTGCTAGCGAAAGCGAAGCAGAGACACCAATCGAAACTAAAGAAAGCGAGGCTCCTGTGGAAGATTTAGCAACAGCGCCACAAGAAGCAAAGGCAGAGGCTGCTACTCCTACAGTAGAAGCCGCACGCCCAGTAATTACAACACCAGTTATCCAAACATCTATCCGTACGCCAATTACATCTATGGCTGCTTATACAGAGCATAAGATTAAGGCTGCATTAGGTAATGATGATTCAAAACTGTACATAGCTGCAGCAGATGATTCATTTTCAACAAACCCAGCATTTTCTCCAACACAATACCTAAGCGAGTTTGTAACTAACACACGCTTTGGTACACCAGCAATCGATGCGTGCAGCCAAGGCACTTTGCCTACAAGCGGCATGTCTATAAGCGTACCTTCACTTGTTACAAGCGTTGGTGGCGGTTCAGGCGTTGCACCAGAAGTAACTGTAGAAGCAGAAGCTGGTGCAGTTGCTAACACAGGTATGGAAACACAATACCTAACTGGCACAGTATCTAAGTACGCTGGTATGAACACACTCTCAGTAGAATTACTAGAGCGTTCAGATCCAAACTTTTATGCAGAGCTTACAAAGCAACTTGAGTACGCATACTTGAAGCGCTTAGATCAGACTGTATTAGCAGCTTTGATCCAAGCAAGTGCTAATGGTACAAATACAACTGCAGACCTTGATGGTATTGTTGCATTCGCAACAGAAGGCGCACGCACTATCTACACAAATACAGGTTACTTTGCGCAGAATTACATCGCTAACCCAGCACAGTGGGGTGCGTTAATTGGTGCGCAAGATACAACAAAGCGCCCAGTATTCAATGCGTTACAACCAATGAACGCAGCTGGACAAGTTACACCATCATCTATCCGTGGCAACGTGCTAGGACTTGATCTATACGTAGACAAGAACTTCACAGCTACAACATTTGATGATGATTCAGCAATTATCCTTGCACCAGAGGCATTCACTGTATATCGTTCCGCCCAAAATTTCATGAGCGTGAATGTTGTCTCGAATTTGCAGGTTCAGGTTGCAATTTACGGTTACATGGCAACAATCGCCAAGATGCCTAACGGAATCTTAAAGTACAAGAAGACCTGATAAGACCCGTTAACAAATAAGTAATCTCTGGGGTTTAGTAGCCCTAGCCCCAGAGAGCTATTAGCAAAGGAGTAGAGATGCCAGCCACGTACGTAACTACAGCCGAGTTGAGGGCAAATCTCGGTATTGGTTCACTCTACTCTGATGCGACTGTTGAAGAATGCTGCCAAAGTAGCGAAGATTTAATCAATCAATATCTTTGGTTTAACACTGCCCCAGTAGTAGGCACATCATTACAAGATAACGTGGCAACACTTATGCTTGCCAGTCCAAACGCATTCGCTGCGACCCAATCAATAGTGGTGAGTGGTTGCGGTGCTACATTTAATGGCACGCACACAATTACTGGCACAATACCGCCAACGTCTGGCACTACTAGCCTTATCCCAGTATTTATGTATAACTACGGACAAGTTAATTACCCTAATGGTTATTCATTTGTCCAATATAATAGAACCGCAGCCAATCAAGTATTTCACAAAGTATTACCTTACGGAGTGGCCACAGGCCCAGACCATAAGACCCAATCTTACGCGACAACCCCTGCCATAAGAGAGGCTGCGATGATCGTAGCTGTAGACATCTGGCAAGCACGTCAAGTCAGCCAGACAGGTGGGGTCGGTATGGATGGGATCTCTGCCAGCCCTTATCGGATGGGTTATCAGCTGATTAACCGAGTGCGTGGTCTCATCCAGCCGTATTCAAGTCCAGCATCACTGGTGGGCTAATGGCTGCAATAAGCACATTACGTGGCACGTTAGCAACCGCACTTACTAATGCAGGCGTGTGGTCTACCTTTAGTTTTCCACCAGCAACTCTTTTAGCAAACAGCGTAGTCGTAACTGTGTCAGATCCTTACATCGTACCTAGCAATAATAGCCAGACAAGTATTGCGCCTTTGGCTAATTTTAAGATTTTAATAACAACACCTGCATTCGACAATCAAGGCAACTTAAAAGGCATAGAAGATTTTCTCGTAGCAGTAGTAAACAAACTAGCGGCATCTACCCTGGTTTATAACATATCAAGTGTCTCCGCTCCAGCTATAACTAACGCAGCTAGTGGAGATTTATTAACGTCAGAAATCACCGTATCAATCCTAACGAGCTGGAGTTAAAATGAGTTCACAAGCAGAAGACTTAGCCTTCTTAATAAAGATAGGCCAAATCAAGGAAGCACCAAAACAAACCGCACAAACTAAAAAAGAAGAGGAATAACAATGGCCATATACTTAAATAACAATGTAGGCGTTAAATTGGCTACTGCCGCTGCGCCTACAGTACCTTCAATAGATATTAGTTCTTACGTATCTAACGCAGTAATTAACCAAATTGTAGACGAGCTTGAAGTGACAACAATGTCAGATCTTAGCCATCGTTTTGCTCAAGGCCTACAATCTGCAACATTCTCTATTGACTTTTTGAATGACTGGGCATCTTCTCAGGTTATGCAGACACTTAACGCTGCATTTGGAACAACTTTAGCAGTGTCAGTAATCACAGTTAAAGGCACTGCAGTATCAGCCGCTAACCCAACTTACCAATTTTCAATCCTAGTAAACAACCTAACCCCAATCGGTCAAGGTGGCGTGGCTGAAATTGCAAGCTCAAGTCTGTCCTTTACAGTAAACTCAGTAGTAACAGTGTCCTCATCGGTGGCATTCTAACTAAGGAGTAATAATGGCAAAGCTAAAGATTACAAGGGCTAATGGCGAAGTATCTGAACACAAGATAACACCAGGAGTCGAGTACGCTTTTGAAATTAGTAAAGGCATGGGCATTTCTAAAGCCCTACGTGAGTCAGAAATGCAGAGCCATATTTATTGGCTAGCATGGGAATGTTTACGTAGATCAGGCGCACAAGTGCCTCTATGGGGTGCAGAGTTTATTGACAGCTTAGAAACTGTCGAGGTATTAGACGAAGAAAAAAAATAGTACAGCGTGATTCCATTCTCTATACAGTGGCTGCTATAAGTGTAGAGACTGGAATTGCGCCTAGTGAGTTTATTAACATGGACTCAGACATGCTGTCAGCAATTGTGCAGGTGTTAAGCGATAGATCTAAGGAGATAAGAAATGCCAGTCGAGGTCGTAGGCGTTAAAGATGTCCTTAAAGGCTTAGAGTTTATTGATGAAGATATGCGCCAACGCATTAGGACTGCTATAGATCCTTTAATGCGTGGTGTAGCAAGTAAAGCCAAAGCATTTGCACCAAGTAACAGCGAAGTATTATCAGGCTGGAGTAAAGCACCTAACCCAGAAATTAACTATCGGCCATTTCCAAGATATGATGCTAGCACTGTAAAAGCAGGTATTGGATATAACTCAGGCGAAAACAAAACATTTAGAAACGGATTTAAGGTTAGCAATTACGTGTATAACGTAAGCGCGGCTGGTCGCATCTATGAGACTGCAGGCCGTAATAACCCACAAGGTCGTGCGCCATTCCAACAGATAAATCCTGGTATACCTAACTCACCAGTAGGCGCAGTGCAAGGATTTGAGGGTACTAGAAGAGCTAGAGAATATACCTATAATAAATCTACAAGAGAATACTCATCTAATAATCCATTTGCAGGTTATCAGTTTGTAACGTCTATGCCTGGACTTACATCACAACCTAAAATTAAAGGCGTACGTGGTGGTGGAAAAAAGACTAAAGGCAGACTTATATTTAAAGCATGGGCTCAAGATAGCCAGGGAGTTTATGATGCGATTCTACAAGCTATAAACTCAACAGCCATACAGTTTAATAAATCCACAGAGATTAAGAAGGCAGCCTAATGGCCAATGTAGTCGTTTCGGCTATTGCTACCTTTAATGGCAAGGCACTAAAAAAAGGTCAGAAGGATATATCAGCTTTTGACAAACAAACACAAAAATTAGGCAAGACTTTTAATCGTGTTTTTGCTACCACAGCATTAGTTGCATTTGGCAAAAAGGCTATCAATGCGTTTGCAGCCGATGAAAAAGCCGCTAAATCATTAGCAATTCAATTAGAGAATACAGGCAACGCATTTAGAGTAAATGAAGTAGAAGCTTATATTGCAGGTTTGCAAAATCTATACGGTGTGCTTGATGACCAACTTAGACCAGCTTTCCAAACTTTGCTTAATGCGACTGGCTCAGTCACTTTAAGTCAAAAAGCTTTAGAAACTGCATTAAATGTAAGCGCAGGCACTGGCAAAGATTTAGGCACAGTCGTAGCAGCCATAGCCAAAGGAGCATCTGGCACTACTACGGCAATACAAAGATTAGGTACAGGATTAGATAAAACGGTAATAGCCACTGGTGACATGAATAAAATCATGGCTGCGTTAGATGCCAAGTTTAAAGGTCAGGCATTAGCTAGATTAGAAACTTATGCTGGCAAAATGGATTTATTAAAAGTAAATGCCGCCAATGCAACAGAAATTATAGGCAAAGGTTTAATAGATGCTTTGACTGCATTAGGCAAAGATAACTCAATACAAGATGCTGCAGATTCTATGAATAATTTTGCTGTGGCTATTGCTGATACAGTCCGAGGATTAGGTACTTTAATAGGCGAAATAAAATCATTTGCATCTACCGATGTGGGCAAACTGTTATCAGCTTTGGCTTTCTTGGTCTTTGGATCTAAAAAACTTGTTATAGGTGGCGCCCTTGCTTTAATTGGATACGATATTGGAAAAAGTAATCCTGCATCAAAGCCAAACGTAGGTGGCTATTCAGGCATACCAGATATACGTACTGCACAGGCATTACTTAAAGCACGCAAAGAAGAATATAATATAATTACAAAAAAGAACGCGCTAGAAAATAAGAACGTAGAAGAGTTAAAAAAGAAATTTGACCTAGAGCGCATAGGATTAACTGCTGCTCTGGCTAAAGCAACGGATGAAGAAACTAAGTTACGCTTAAAGGCACAATTAGCCATACTTGACAATAACGATGCTTTGGCTAAGAAGATACTAGCAGAGATGGAAGCAGCCGATGCATTAAAAAAACTTGCTGAACAGGCAGCGGCAGCTGGTAAGAGCATTACAGAGTTTGCTTTAGTACAGGTTAGATCTTTAATCAATAGAATCAATGCTCAAATAGAAGCAATAAATGCACAGTTTGGTTTGCCTTCAACAAAGGTAAGCATGCCATCACCTGCTACTTCATTACCTGCTAGTTATTTTCAAGATCTAGCGGTCTCATTAGTAGGCACTACTGGCTACAGTGGAATGAACGTTGCGCAAATTGCAACCGAAAGAGCTAGAGAATCAGGCAATAGATCCGTAGATGTTAATCTAACTGTAAGCAGTCCATCTGGTGACAGGTTCGCTCAACTGATGGCAGAAAGCATTCAAGTTGCTGGGCGCAGTGGTTATAACACAGTACCTAATGGCGGCTTACCATAATGGCAGTACCAGTAGTAAATGCAATAATTAACTTTAGCACTGGGCCGTCATTTGCTCAGGCGATGATTATTGACCAGGGTATTTTAGGCACTAACGTATTAGCAGATTCAGCAGCTGTAATTGTAGATGTGTCTAATCGGATCAATCGTATTGAGACTAATCGAGGTCGTACTGCATTATCAGATCAATTTCAGACAGGCTCACTGAGTTTAACTATCATAGATCAGAATGGCGACTTTAACCCACAGAATGTAAGCGGCCCATATTACAATTTATTAACACCTATGAAAAAGGTGCAGATTACTGCAACCTATAACGGTGTTACTTATCCTATATTCTCTGGATTTATTACAAGTTATGTAACTAGATACCCAGACGAATCATCTGCAGACTTAGCAACAACTACTATAGAAGCTGTAGATGCATTTAGATTAGCCCAGTTAGCGCAGATCAGCACAGTTACAGGTGCTAGTGCTGGGGATTTAGCAGGCACACGTATTAACGAGATATTAGATGAGATCTCATGGCCAGCAAGTTTGCGTGACGTAGATGCTGGGTTAACTACTCTTCAAAACGATCCAGGCACTAACCGCACAGCACTACAAGCTTTAACCACGGTGGCTACCTCAGAGTACGGTGCTTTATATGTAGATGCATATGGCTCGTTTGTATTTCAAGATAGAGCTGTAACTGTTGGATCTATTAGTGGCACACCCACAGTCTTTGCAGATAATGGCACAGGCATAGTTTATTATGATGCTGCTTGGGTACTAAATGATGTGCTTATATTTAACAAAGCCACTATTACTAGGACTGGTGGCACAGCACAGGTAGCATTTAATCAGGCATCTATAGATAAATACTTCCTGCATAGTTACTTCCAAGACAACCTACTTATGCAGACCGATGCAGTAGCCCTAGATTATGCCCAGGCTTATGTGGCCAGTAGAGCTGAGACTTCTATAAGATGCGATGCTATTGTCCTAGACCTATACACGCCTAACTATGACACAGGCGTAGTTGCAGCCCTAGACCTAGATTTCTTTGATCCTATAACCATTATTACTACCCAGCCAGGCGGATCTTTGCTTGACAAGACCCTACAGATTTTTGGTGTACGCATGAACATAACACCAAATAGTTGGAAAACAACCTTTACAACACTAGAACCTGTCATAGATGGGTTTATAATAGGCACCAGTGCAGGTGTCTTAGGGCAAAACGTACTTTCTTATTAAGGAGCAATAATGGCAACAGGATTTCCAGCAATAACAGGTGACGTACTTACCTCTGGCATGTTTAATGGTTTAACTTCATTCACAGTAGGCACTGCCAACACTGCAGATTATACAGCTGTACTAAATGACCAATACCAAGTCTTAGTGATAATGAACAAAGCCACAGCTATAGCATTTAAGATTCCAACAGATGCATCTGTAGCATTCCCAGTAGGCACAGCGATTACAGTATTAAATATTGGCGTAGGTGGGTGCACAATTAGTGCAGTAACCTCTGGCACTACTACAATTTTAAGTTCTGGCGCAATTGCAGCAGCTCCAACTCTTGCACAATACAAGTCAGCAGTATGTATTAAAACAGCTGCTAACACTTGGTATGTAGTAGGCGGAATTGCATAATGATAGGCAACATAGTTGCAGGTTTAACATTTTCTGATATACCACTTTTTAATACTGACTATTTAGTTGTTGCTGGTGGCGGTGGCGGCGGCATTGATGGTGCTGGTGGTATTGGTGGCGGTGGCGGCGGAGCAGGTGGATATAGGACTTCTATTGGTGGAAGCGTTATAGGTATACCTAAAAATACAAACGTAACCGTGACTGTTGGTGCTGGCGGAAATGGCTCTAGTTCATTTTCCAATAGAGGTAGCAATGGTTCTAACTCAGTATTTTATACAATTAGTTCAACTGGCGGCGGTGGTGGTGGAACGCCTCGTGCTACATCTGGTCAGCAAGATGGTGGTTCAGGTGGTTCAGGTGGCGGCGCAGGTGGACAAAATCCTCCTCCATATACAGGTGATCTCAGTGGCGGTGCTGGCAACGCTGGTTCGTACTCCCCAGTAGAAGGTTATGCTGGCGGTAACGTTATTTTTGCTATTGCTTCTAGAGGTGCAGGTGGCGGTGGATCTTCTGCTGTTGGTGGTAATGCTTCTGCGCCTAGCCTATCTGGTAATGGTGGAAATGGAACAGCAAACTCAATTTCAGGATCTTCTGTAACTTATGCAGGCGGCGCAGGCGGTGGTGGTTTTAACGCCCCTGGTACTGGTGGCACTGGTGGCGGCGGGGCAGGTGGCGGTACTAGTAGCACACCTGGTAACGGTACTGCAAACACTGGTGGCGGCGGCGGTGGTGAAGGTAACGGCGGAGCTACTAATGGTGGTAACGGCGGATCAGGAATTGTTATTCTTAAATATTTAACTGCCGATGGCACAATTACTATCGGTGCTGGTTTAACTGGATCTACAGCTACAAGTGGCTCATATAAAATAACAACCATTACTGCTGGCACGGGAAATGTGAGTTGGGCATAATGGCACATTACGCATTCTTAGACGAAAACAATATTGTTACAGAAGTTATAGTCGGTATTGATGAAACAGAAACTATCGAAGGATTAGATACTGAAACTTGGTATGGAAACTTCAGAGGTCAAGTTTGTAAACGTACTTCATATAATGGCAAAATAAGATATAACTACGCAGGTGTCGGTTATACCTACGATCAAATTGCAGATGCTTTTATTGCTCCTAGAAATGAATGTGGCCATGATGAGTTTACACTTAATCTAACTACTTATCGCTGGGAATGTGATAATGCAGAGCACGACATAGAATTATGAAGCCATGGCTATGTGCAGCTGGTACACAGTTAAGAGACCAGGTTGATTTTTGGTTCAGTGATCGTAGGACTACCACTGATGGATGGCTGGGCGACGCTCGTCATGCCAAAAAAGGAAATGCATCCGATCATAATCCAGACACAAATGGGTGTGTACGAGCCATTGATATTGATTCTCGCTTGGATTCATCCGAGGGGCTCTCAATATATCTGGCTGACCAGATCAGAGAATGCGCTAAATCCGATAAACGCATATCTTACGTAATACATAACGGCATGATCGCTAGCAAAATACTTAATTTTAAGTGGCGTAAATACAGGGGCTTTAACAAGCACTTGCGACATGTACATATCAGCTTTACAAAGTTAGGCGACAAGGATTCTAAGCCGTTTGATATACCACTACTAGGAGGCAAAATATGAAGATCAGTGATAAGCAGAAAGCAATACTTAAGTCATACTTTAGGGGTGTGCTTGTATCATTCCTAACATTCTTAGCAAGTAATGAATTAGGACTAGATCCAGTTATATCAGTAGTAGTGGCCGCACTTGCAGGCCCAGCAGCTAGGGCTTTAGATAAATCCGACAGTGCTTATGGCCTCGGTGCAGATGAAGCATGACACCTACAGAATGGGCTGGCTTTGGCGCTGGCGTTATAGCTGTGCTATCAGGCGGTTTAATCGGATTACGTTTTATAGTTAAAGGCTGGCTTAACGAGTTACGCCCCAATTCTGGCAGCTCGATGAAAGATGCCGTAGATCGAATTGACGCAAGAAGTGCAAAACTAGAGCAGCGTGTTGATGATCTATATTCTCTAATAGTTAAGAGACAATAAACACATGGCTGATATAAGACGTAAACGAAAGAAAATTAATAGGCGTGTGGTGCGTAAATCACCAGAGCCATTAACTAAATTAGAAGTGTTTTATATTGCCAAGCATGAAATGTTTAGAGCTGCACGTAAGGCTGGATTTTCAGAAAGTGTTGCACTCTATTTAATGGATAGCCCATCCTCTATGCCCGATTGGGTAGTAGGCGCAGACGGCATTATCCCAAGTATTCCTACTCCAGACGAGGATCAAGATTAAGCGCATCGCGTTTGTGTCTGACCTGCAAATACCTTTTTTTAGTGAAGCTAGTGTTAGATCCGTAGGGCGTTTTTTAGGTAAATGGAAACCTCATCGGACTATTTGTATTGGTGATGAAATTGATTTACCACAATTGGGCGGTTTTAATGCAGGAACTATTGATGAAATGGTGGGCAACATCAATGATGATAGGACACAGACTCAGGAAGTATTAAGTTACTTAGGAGTAACAGACGTATTAGGAAGTAATCATGGAATCAGACTTTACAGATCAATTAAAAAAAGACTTCCCTCATTCCTCAATTTACCCGAAATGCAGTATGAGCGTTTTATGGGATATGATAAATTGCAGATCAAATTCCACCCTTACGGACTTGACTGGGCGCCAGGATGGACAGCGGTTCATGGAGACTCTTTCCCTCTTAGCCAAATTCCTGGACAAACGGCCTTAAATGGGGCTAGGAGGCTAGGAAAAAGCGTAGTGTGTGGGCATACCCATAGATTAGGCTCCGCGGCCTTTACAGAGGCTTCTAGAGGCCAATTAGGGCGTACTGTATGGGGCTATGAAGTCGGCAATTTGGTCGATCTAAGTAGTTCAGGCATGGCGTATACTAGAGGCTATGCAAACTGGCAGCAAGGCTTTGCCGTTGCCTATGTTCACGAACGTAAAGTGTCAGTCATCACAGTTCCTATCAATTCAGATGGCAGCTTCATTTTTGAGGGTAAACTTTACAAATAACGTTATCAAATCGTTATTAAAAATAGTTAACAAATCATCCACAAAGTCGTACACACATGTCACACTATTGCTATGCCACAAATTGTGGTATGGAAAGTAGGGCTACATGATAGAAACAACAGCACCATGGATAGTGCTTTATAGTGTGTTAGGTTATTTTATTGTTTGGGGCGTTTACTCAACAATTAAAGATAATGCATTCCAGTCTGGTTATTGGAAAGGTCGTAAAGACGGCTACGACATGCACCGTAGGATCACAGATAGCAAAATCGATGCCAACAACAACTGAACAGTTATTTGATAATGTCATCAAAACTATTCATGCGCGAGGCATCAGCTATGGGCATCCAATTTCACAGCACAAGAGGATTGCCGAACTGTGGAGTGCATATTTGG